GGTAACTTCCTGCGTGCCGTTTGAAGTATATATTGAAACCACGTTGGCGATGGCATTTGTAGTGGGGTCTATTATAGTATCATTAGCTATGAAAGAACCGTCTACATTTGTAAGAACAAACTGAGTGCTACTATTGTTAGCTATGAGAGTAGCCTTTGCACCGCTCTTCGTCTCAGAGATAATATCGACACTTGAGGGTGCAGTAAAGTATATTACGTTGGCAGATGCCACGTTGGCTGTGGTGTTTGAAGTAATGTCTATAATATAGTCATTAGAAGCAGAACCATTTGCATATAAGCCGTTCACGCTGAATGTACCGACGACCGAGCTGAGTACTAAGTTTGATCCGCTTACTGCGTAGACCAGTGCCGCAGATCTTGTATTTGGCTGATAGATGTAGTCACCTACAGAAAATCCAGAACCAGACGTATTGCTGACTACCATGTTTACTCTGTTAAGAGTATTGACGTTTATAATTACGTCAGAGAATAATGGGTTCTTTATAATACCTACTTTACGATACTGTCCATATACCGGAAACTTGTAAATCTCGTTTACGCCGGTGTCTATCTTCATGGTTATGCCGGCGTACCTCGAGAAGAGCTCGCCGTAGACGTCATATCCATGTCCAAGCGCCGGTGATATTACTGGATACAGATTAGCCGATGTACCATAGGAAGCATTAGCGACTACAGACACGTTCGCTGAGGTGTACTTAGTCCCCTGATTAATTACTACAACTTGATATATTGAGTTACCAGAACCAGGTGTGCTGTTTACTACAGAATACGCCACTGCATTACCGCCGTCTCCGTCTACTACTATCGTAGGAGATATAGTGTATTCTGTAAGCTGATTAGGCGTAGTATAGTATGATACTATATTTGCAGTTCCTAGTTGAGAATAGTTAGATATACTTCTAGATACTACTTGCTTTCCTACAGAAAAAGTTCCTACTGGATCTTTGATAGTTACTGTTGGATAGCTAGCTATGGTATCTATAAGGGCTTTCTGTAAAGAAGACTCGCCGCTAACATATAGACCGCCCCCAGAAACAAACGTTCCATTTACGCCCGAAAGAACAAGTGTACTTGTATTAGTAAAGGCTACGATAGCGTTGGCGCCCTGATAGACGTCACCGGAATCTACTTGGTCGACTCTCTCACCGACTATGAATTTATTAGAAAGAGAAACTGGATTAGTATAGGTGATCTTAAGACCGGTAAGATTTGTATTAGTAACTACGCCGTTGGCTGAAAAAAGGGCTATAGACGAAGGGGCTAGTGCAGAAGGTAGGTTATAGTGAGTATTTGAAATAATAGAGCTTGTATACGGCAGCGATACAGTAATAACAGAACTGTTTACTGCAGTTATTCTTCTAATATTGTTATTAGCGTTTTCTCCGACTCTTATATAGCGACTTGTGTTGACGTTGTAATCAGAGGTAAAAGTAGTACCAGAACCCGGGACGGAGTATATGTAGCTGTTTCCAGAGTTATTTGAAGTTATAGTAGATATGACTGCATTAGACGTAGAAGTATTACCCTTTACCTGATACGAAGTGTCAAATGTACCTGATACCAGACCCAGCAGTAGGTAAGTAGTATTTGCACTAAAAACTATACCATTTGCTGTATTTGCAGCGCCGTTATTCTGATAGATAAACTCTCCGACCGTAAACGCTCCGGTGTTGGAAGTTATTCTGAGTTGAGTAAACGGCTGAATACTTACTCTTCCGTTCTTTAGAGTTCCATATTGAGACGTATTGTATATTGCATTGTTAATTACAAAATTATTTGTGCCGCTGTTTCTAGTCAGGCTTATTACTGTAGAATTAGCTGTTATGACTGTACCGTTAGCACCTGAATCTGACTGCTGGACATTATCACCTGGCTCAAAATACCCTTGCCCATATAGGAAAGATATCGTATCTACGTTCTGCGTAATGATGTTTCCAACGCTTATAGTACCGCTAACGTTCTGTAGATTAAATACGCCGTATACAGAAAACGGAGAATCTAGTGTTACTATCTTGTTTATACCGTCATAGCTCTTTATACTTCTTATCTGACCGGACCCGAATCCAGACTTAAGATACATAGAAGATTTAGTATAGAAGTTATTAAAGTTAGAAGCACCGCTGTCTATTCCTATTGTATTAGAGTTAAATAGACTCGTTATGTACCCCGAATAATATGTTCTATAGTTAGTGCCGCCGTTGAGCACGCGTATAACGTCTATAGTACCGCCGACTGCATTTGATTTAACGTTGCTGTTGACCAGCGCCGGTATGAAAGTGCTAGAAGTAAAGCTGCTATTTGACGTACTGTCGATGGTATACATGTACTTCCATGTATACCCGTCTGAAGTAGAGAAATTTCCAGACTCTGCTTTTAATGATGGCTTAACGTAGGAGTTTGATCCCTTGTTATTGTCTATACACTTATAGACTTCATAGTTATCGGTGAGGACGTAGAAGTTCTTAGACTCTAGATTGCCGTCTGCCTGATCATAGTTAGCAAAGACCGTGTTGTTTGCCCAGTCGTATCTCTTTATCATATATGAGACGTTATTATTAGAGATAAGCTTACCAAACGCTATATCAGTGTACACTGTAGATTCATGTTGATAGACGGACGCGTTTGCAGCTGGTGGATTAGCGTCTATGTTGTTGCCACTAGAGTCAAGCCACGGATCAGCCTTTCCTACGTAGAGATAGTAAGACTCGCGTGAGTCGGCTACGTTCTTTATGAAGGAGTTAACTATATCTGTATAGTGGTGGATACTTAATACTGCCATTTATTCATCCGATAAGTGTTTGAAGTATTTATGTCTGCGATAAAGAGCTTGTCTGTATATTAGATCCAGAATCTAGTACATCTTTCGAAATTCTAAATCTACCAAAAAGAGCTGTGCCGGAGGGGTGTACTAGATCTTTGACTGCTTTCTCATAGAATTCTAGCATCTTAGTAGAACCTATTTCATAAGAGAAGCTCTGATAGTAGTAGTCATCCTGCACGTACATAGTATCGCTGACAAAGCTCTTATTATTTTTCCAATAACCAGTACCCACGCCCTGTGAGTCTACTATACCGACACCGGTTGCCGTGTATTGATTACCACTCTTTGAAAGATTTACAGGAGAGTTATTTTCATATGATAGACCGGAATCTACTACTTCTACCGAGTTGATAATACCCTTTGCATTTCCAGATTTACCAGTAACAGTAGCGTCGTATCCCCAGTATTTATTGTTGTTATCACTTATTCTAAGATCATATACTAGAGGTTCTAATATATCTACAGTAGGGTCCTGTGAATATCCTTGACCCGGACTTATGTTTGAAAGATAAGTTATAGTACCTACTTCTTTTACAATGTTTGTAAGTGTTGTGTCTATTATAGAGCCTAAGTTTACGTAGTCAGACGCGGCTTTAGTAAAATAGCCCGGGCCCCAGTTCGTTAGACGCTCAACAGAACTTACCGTAGCAGTCTTTCCAGACGTAAGACCCGTAACGGTTGCTCCAGGAACATAGTAACCTATCTCTATGCCCGCACTATTGTAGAGGTGCAGCTGAGACGTATCAGAAGATGAAGAGTTTACTATACCGTTTCCAGTTATAGTAGTCTTTGGAGACAGATAGTTTAGCTGAACTATCGATCCAGAAGTGTTGCTGGAAAGTACAGCACCTATTGTTAAATTTGAATTGTTTAGATTTGTATCAGTTCCTGTTATATAGAGAGTGGTGTAGTCTGCAGTGTACACTACTAAGTTATCAACTCCAATAGCAGTATTAGATAACTTCTCTCCACTTAGCACCTGTCCATATAAGTTATTAACACTCATGTGCTTAACGTTTGCTGAAGAAGATGCCTTCTCGCCGTTTGTAAAAGTCCCAGTAGCGCCGGTGATGTTTACTTTTAATCCGTATGCTGATGTAACGTCTTCTATTAGAGTGTCGACCAGACCGCTTATTATATCGGTGTTAAGAGTTAATACAATCGTGTTGATTATATTACCGATAGAAAATGTAGCACCGGAACCACCACCGCCAGTAACTGTAATTACTGCGTCTCGTGAAAAACCAAAGCCGCCGTCTATAAGAGTAAAGGTAACTTTTCCGTTTTCATCCCTAGTAGTCTTTACCTTAGCTAGAGCGCCCTCGCCGGTACCGGATATATCGAGAATGTCGCCGGCACTAAAATTAATCCCACCGTCTAGTATAGTTATAGTAGACAGCGACCCAATTACTATTGGCGCGTTGTCGAAGGTTATATCAGGTAGGGAGTCACAGAATATCAGCTCGTTGTAATGAAACATACCGTTTATCGCTGAAAGATATAGTATATTTACTGTAGAACCACCTACTATCTTTTTAAAGTAGCTGTTGACTATAGCGGTAGCGCCGCCGCTGCTTCTTATCTTCTTTGATACGAGAGAGTATAGGCCGGGTGTGTCTGAAACTTCTATGTAGTTTGGAACATACCAGTTAGCATCTGAAGGTTTAAATATGTGTTCAGCAGGTACGTATATGTCTATATCTTCGTTGTACAAGAGTCTAAAAAGAAGCCTGTAGCCCCTGTCAGTACCCTTAGACTTGTAGAGGTCTATGATATGCTTCATTAACAGCTGTTGATCTGCTGCTATGTTACTTGGTAGAGACTGTATGTACTTATTTTTAAAGTATTTTATAAACTTTTGAAGCGTAGTATCTACGTCGATATATTCAGGCATACTTCTGGCTTCCCAGGTAACCTGACCAGACTGCTCCATCCACTGGTAGTACGCCTCGACGAAGGCAATGAAGTTTGGACCGGCTTCTCTATAGAAGCTGGGAAACTGTGATGCGATCAGAGGAGATATGTATTTTTGAAGGGCCATCTTTATGCGCTAACGACAGTTATATTCATTAATGAGGTATCTATTTCGACTACGTTGTTTAACTTTCCGTATACGTCCATGACAGAAGTAGTAGCAAATATCTTTATAGAATCTCCAACCAGAAAGTTAGTAACCGTGAGGTTGTTGACGCTTATCGTTCCAGTATCATAGTCTACAGTTCCGACTATTGTATAGTTAGATGAATTGGTCTCATTTATTTCCTTGAGATACAGCACCGGAGAAACGTTTGTAACTGCAAATTCTGCTTGGTCAGAAGTCCTTACAAAGCTCGATATATTTGGGTTATAGTCAGTTATTTGATATATCTTTCCATCTGAAGATACAAATTCAGTGCTGTGCACGGTCCCAGCTAGTATAGTATTCATGAAGCTTGTCGACAGAGAAGTAGGTACTGCAAGTGCTGGCTTAAAGTACTTGTAGATAGTAAATTCGGTGTCGTTTCCAAGTATACTAGTGTCGGTGTTGTCTATAGCGGCGCTGAATTTAGATAGTCTAAATGATGCCCTAAACTTCTGCAAGTTAGCTGTATTATATGTCACTACCGTGTTTGATATGAGCTTTACTACATCGGCCGGGCTCATCGGTGTCTGATTAAAATTAACTGTAGCTTTTATATTTGGCACGATGTATATGTATTCGGGGTCTACTATCTCGTTTATTATGTTTAATATTTTTCTGTTTGATAGGTAGTCTATTATGTCTATTTTGATCTGCTCAGTAGCAGGTCCGCCCTGATACGTAGTCGGCGATATGAATATCTTACCGTACTGTGGTGAATTTGATATCTCTTCTCCACCGTAGATGTTTACGTCTTTAATGTCTGGGAAAGCGTCTAATATTAGATTCATGTAGTCGTTTACTGTAACGGCCCTCTCCTGAGTCTGATAAGACCTCGGAGCCCTAAACCTTATAGTCTCTATAGGCTCTCTACCAGACCCATTAATTGAAGAAGACACAGTAGTTATAGTAGGTACAGCTGTGCCGCCGTTGTATGCACCTATATCATTGATCAGATTAAACGAAGATACTCCGTCGCCATCCATTCCCTGTGTAACTCTATAGGTTGATAGGACTGTAGCTGCGTTTAGTGGGTATCTACCAAAGACACCATCACCGAATAGTATCTCGTAGTACTCCCCATCTATTGATTGCAGGAAGTAAGTATTAGAAGCAGAGTTTAATCCATAGAGAGTAGTCTTCTGAATAAAGTCAGCTGAATTAGCGCCGTTGTTTTCATAGACACTTACTACTAGACTTCTCGTATCAATATTTGGGTTAGACAGCTTGAACTTTTGATTCTCTATAGAAGTGTCTACCAGCATGTTCTCGTTTATATACGTGCCCTCGTATATAGTAACGTTAGAGAAAGTAAACGTAGAGTTTCCAGAGACCGTGGTGAGCGTCTCGTCTGTAGTAAAGACGTATGAACCGTTGGCGTTCTTTCCAGAAAACTGAGTACCCTTGGGCATCTCCAAGATTCCTGTAGTTATACCGCTAGTCTGAAAGCTTATATTGACGACCGCCTCAGAAGAGTGCATAGAATATGGAGTGTAGTTTAGAGACTTTGCATGTGACACTACCGACTCTCTAAGCTGAGCAGTATCTAGAAAGGCTTCTGAAGCCATCATGTTCAGATAAAATGAATTCAAATAGGTGTTGTATGAGAGCACGTCTAGCAGAACGCTCATGTTTGAGCCGTCATAGTCATAGTCTTTAAAGACTGACTGTGATTTTAGATATGTCTTTAGATTGCTTTTGATCGAGTCAAAGTCTAAAGACGTAAGGTTTACCGAGCTGTTGGCCATTAACGGACTCTTCTTAGGATAAAATTAAGTGTTATAGGTTCAAAGCTATTTATTAGTGAAAATATAATGTCTACTTTAAATTGACCACCATCGCCGACACTATACACATTAATCCTAATAACTTGAGCTCTCGGCTCGTTATTTCTTAATGTGCTCTTGATATAATTAGCCAAGTTTTCAGCAGTTATTACGTCGCTTGGCTCAAATAGTGTTCTATAGACGTTTGAGCCAATCGTAGGTTGATATAGCCTCTCTCCAAGATTAGTAAAGATCAAGTTTTTTATTGACTGCTTGACAGCATTTTCATTAGTAACTTTTGCAAGCCCTTTGGATATAGGATGCTCGTCAAAGTTATCTAAAAAGTCACTGAAGAACTCTTGAGATTTCTGTGTCTGCGTTATATAACTTGACCTAGTTGACATTTTTATTATCCTGCATATACATTAGTTGAGCCTGAAATCAGCGGGTGATCTCCGCCGTATAAATCGGTATTTCTTCCTATTCCCCTGCCGTTAACGAATACGGTGGAGGAGCTCGTAGATAAAGTAGGACTATGATTCACGCACCCACAGCCATGAGTATGTGTTTTCATAGCATCACCGATTCTCACTGCACCTATTGCGTTTATGAACACATTACTAGAACCTTCTTTAGTGCTCTGGATACTTGGGGCATTACACTCTGGAACGCCAGGAGAGCACTCTCCACTCACTGTTCCATCAGGAGAGAACACGGTATCTGCGTTGTCTTTTCTAGCTACACCAAAAAGTGCCATGCTTACTCCTATGGGTTGAGATCTATTCTATCAGCCTTGACTGTTATATTTCCATTCACCATAGTTATAGTGGAAGACCCCACTCTAAATACTATCTTAGTATCACTCTGTATAGTTATCTGCTGGGCTGCTCGAAGTTGATACTGCCCTGAGTCTATTTTTACGTCCATACTACCTTCAGCTACCTGCATTGATACGTCACCGGTGACCATGTCCATCTTATTACCGGTTATCTGTGTGACTGAATCACCGGTTATCGAGTGATTATAGTTAGCTTCATGGCTTATAGTAGTGTTGCCTGTAACTGCCTCATATCTCTCACCGCCGACGTAGAGTATCATGGAATCTTCTACGCCTATCTGGTACTGACCACCGACTCCAGTATAGAGGCTTTCAGTGATCTCCTGACTCGTACTTCCATCGACGTTTACTCTAGACGTTCCATTTACCTTGATGTCATGATGACCCTCTACTACCTGAGAATAGCCGTCTCCATGATACATGTACGTCTTACCGACTACGACATTTACAAGTCTACCTGTCTTGTCGATCTCAGCGTACGTTCCCTTGGCATGGGCTATTCTTAGGCTCTCGTTGTCTGGGGCGTCGTTTATGTGTATCTCATGACCGCTTCTCGTAAGGGTGGCCTGATTATAAGGGTATTCAGTAGAGAACGTAGTAGGTGGGTGCTTTTTATTATCATCTGACATATTAATCACTGCCTAGTTATTGTGTTGTTAAAAGTAGCGCCACTTGGAAGAGTAA